TCGCTCATAATATCTTCGCCTGGATATTGGCCCTTTGTTGTGCGCGAGACCGACCACACAGAATTCCCGGTCAGCACGGACACACTCATCTCGCTCCAGGGCTGGTCCCCGTCGTCGCCGGCAAAGGTAACGGTAAAGCCGACACCGCCGGCGTCCGCGACCGTAATACCGCTGGCGGACGTATTGGCCAGCGCGCGAAGCGCCGTCTGGATCGCCGTCGCCGATGCCGCGCGCGACGCGCCGCCGGTGATCGTTGTTGTGCGGTCACCTTCAAGGAGTATGGTCATATCGTCCCCGGAGGCAAACACACCGCCATCGTTCAAAACCTGAACTTCATCGACGCCGCCGGTGCCGGCACCGTAATCATATTGCGGAATATTGGTAAAATCCTGATATCTGAAATCGAATTCATCACCGCCGCCCTGCCGAAAGACCTTCCACGGCTGCACATTTTTGTGAAATATAAGCATCGTATCGAGCGATTGCGTATAACTGGCCACCGGCAACTGCGCCGATGTGTGCGGAATGGAAATGCTGCCCGCATAATCGGCCCCGTCCATAACGTCAATATTCAAGTCCGAAAGCACAAGCATATAGGCGGCGGACGTCGAATATGCAAAGGGGAAAAGACGGGCGGATGACAGATTTGCGGTTTCTTACCACAAACGCACCTCGCCGATCGAGACCGTTGCAGTCTTATCCGTTGACCCAATCCGCGCCACACGCCAGTATCGGGCCGATACCGCGCTGCCTTCATTGCGAAGCCGCCGGGAGCGCTGGGATGTATCAAGATCAAAGGCCCCGCCAAAATTACTCCAGTTCGCATCATCCGTACTATATTGCACGTAAAACTCGCCGGACAACGAAGACGCGGACATATATATATTTTCAACATCGACCGCCGTGACCGCCTGCGCGGTTGTCAGATCGATATGCGCCACCACGAAAGGATTTGTGGTGGACAGGTTATTTGTCGTTGTGCAGACGGTGCTGTTATCGTCGTCATGAAGGTTTCCGGATGTGCCGCCGTTTGGCGCGGTGATCGACGCTCCGTACAGGCTTATTTCCGATATCTTCGGCGCCAGCGTCCGCAGATACTGCATTCCCGGACGGGCCGTAAACGCCCCTTGCGGCAGGACAATACCGTTTTCCCCGCCGGACAGGCCGTTATAATACCACTTAATATCTTCGCGCGCCGCCAGCTTGGGATCGAGCACCCCGGACGTAAAGTTTGTTTGCGGCAGCTTCAAAAGCGCCATATCAATACCTCGTATTGCTTAAAGGATCGCCGTTTGCGAACAGGCTCCGCGCTGGCTTTGTCTTGCTGTCTGCCAGCTTGGCGCTGGCAAAACGCCCGCCATTGCCACCAAGCTGCGCCGCACCGTATGTCTCGATCCGCAGTTCCGCGGCGCGCTCTGTTTTTTTCAGGACGCTTTCCGCAAATTGCATCGCCAGATCTGACACCGCCAGACTGATAAAATAAAGCGGCATGTTCGCGACCGGCGGAATGATCCGGCACATAATCTTGAGCGACTGGTAATCGCAATGGATGTAATCTTCTGAATTTATATAATCAAAAACCGGGTAACTAGACCCGTCGCCGTACACCGCATAAGGCCCAGCCAGAAGCGCGGAAGGCAAGCGGTAGGCGTAATCATATCCCTGCACGGGTGTTTTGTCGGCGTTTACGGCCAGCGTCCGCTCGACATAATTAAAACTCCACTCATGCGCGGAGAGTAAATCGGCGATCGCCGGCGTATAAAGCTCCGCGCATTTTGCTTCCTTGTCGGTTGTCGGGTCGGAAATTGAATTAACGGCGCTGGACCCGGCTTTAACCAGTGCGGCGTTGACGATCTTGATATCGGTATAGCTGGTAACGGTCATCCTGTCTCCCGTCTAAGCATAAAAAAAAGAAACGGAGGCGGGTTATTCGCGGGAACGAAAAGTGGCGCCCGCCTCCGGAAGTCAAGGAACAATCCTAGCTAAACGGCGTGGCTTCGGTGCCGCTGGTTGTGGTTACGCCAGTAACCTGCCATTTATTTGTGGCAATATCCTGCACCTCGATGACATCGCCGACAGCCTGGCCGCCGGTCGTTGTCCCATTGAGCGTGATCGTATCAGCACCACCAGCCGGCCAAGGCTGACCAAGATCAGGCGTGTCCCCGGTACTGTTGGTGATGACATTGCCATAAAGTTTGTCGGCCGCTTGCGTAGCAACCACATGGTTAGAGGTGTTCACCGCGCCGACCACAAAGCGGTACTTTGCGCCGGTGCCGGTAGCGGCTGGCAATGTCTGCGTATAGGCTGCGCCCGTGCCGGTCAAAAGACACGTCTTGCCTTCATGCGTTGCCTGGGCGATCGTTGTGGATGTGGCCAGCGTCACCATCCGCGCCGATACGTCGGCCACCCGGTCAAGCTCCGCCGCGCTGGCCGATGTCCCCAGTTCGCCAGCCGTGATCGTGACCGTCGTGCCGTCATTGCCGGAAACAACGTAATCGGCCAGGAACGGCGTGCCGTCGAGATCGCCGGACACCGCGATAATATCGCCGACATTCAGCATTTCAACTTCATCGCTGAAATAATCGGCCGCTTCGACAGTCGCTTTCGTGTCGTTTGTAACGTAGCTGTATTTGACTTTCGGTGCGTCCGAAACCGCTCCGATAAAGTTGTTAAGGGCAACCAGCCCCGTGGATAGATAAGACATGATATTTTTCTCCGTATTTAAATTTGAACAAAGACAAAAGGAAAACCGCCGCGCGTTTTACGCGGCGGCCATAAAGTGATTAGGCCGGGGTTTCGTCGCAATCAATCATGACAATGCCGTTTTCATCGATGATCTTCGCGCCCTGGCTCATCATGTTATTTACAAAGTGCGCGGCGTGGTCGCCATGCCAGGTGATATCCGTCTGGACGTCGGCGCCGGAGGCAAAACCGATGGCGGATTTATGATACCAGAAGCACGACCGGCTCCCGCTCGCGACACTCAAACCACTATGCGGCATCCACAGCGTACCCAGCCAGCGCTTGGCGGTGACGGATGCACCGGAAAACGGCAAATCAGCGGCCCCGACATAATCGGCGTCTGAAAATTCGTCGATCTGCAGCAGCTCCGCCCATTGCTTCCAGCCGACCACGGCATAGCGATCGCCGTCGTCCGGAACGTCATTGTCGCCAAGATCTTCATAAGCCTCCATCACCTTGGCCAGCGTCATTCCAGTATTACCGTTGGCAATGGTAACGGTCGAGACCGTGTCGAGCTGGTCGATAATCAGGCTATCGGTTTTACGGCCAAGCGCATAAGCGCCGGCATTCGCCACGACCTGACGCTCGTCGATATTGGTTTTCAACTCGTCCAGCTTGTCGATCCAGTCGCCGGCGTAATAATCGGCCAGCGTGCATTCGACGTTCGTGTGTGACAAATTCATCACCGGCACTTGCCCGTGCCTTGTTTTTGTAGCGGCCGTTCCGGTGCCGACCTTTTGAAAAGTCGTGCTTTCGCCCTTGACGTTGTTTTTCGCCCGGACAGTGCTGCGAAGCTTGCTGCCCATACGCTGGTACGCGGCATGGACTTCGCTTTCAAACTGCTTGATAAAAGCGGTATCGATTGATGTGCTCATTGAAGATGCTCCATGTTAAAAAGGTTAAACGGTGATTTCCTTGAAAATCGGGCCGATTGCCTTGACATGGAGCGGGCCTTGTCGCCGTGAGGCCGGTTGCCACTCTATCGCGGGTCTATCCCTGATCGTAACGCCGATCTTAAAACGGAAAGGTTGTCAGGTCCTTTCAAACTGTCCGGTTTTTCCGTGAAACGGATAATTGCGGAAAAAAGAAGGGTGGACAAATCGCCCACCCTATAAAAATTTCAGATTTTAAAAACTTTGTCAAGCACCTTTATAAATTTGCTGGAACCCTTCGGTAACCTTGGCGATATAGGCCGGGTCTTTGTCCTTCCAGTACCTTGGATCCTTCATCATCTCATTCAGCTTGTCCTGCGTCATCTTTTCGCCGGTGCCGGATGATGTATCCATGCTGGCCGGGATCGGCTCCCCGCCGCCAAACTTGACGCGCAGCTTGTCCATCCAGGCCAGCCCCTCACCGACTTTCAGGTTTGTTTTCATGTCGGCGGCGTCCGCCTCGGTGATCGTGCCCTGGTTAACCAGCCCGTCGATAAAAGCCGAATTCGCCTCGATCATAGGCTTGGCTTTGTCGGTGCCGCCCAGTTCCTTGTATTCAAAATCAAGATTAACCCCGGCCTGCGCCTC